ATGTTACTCGACCATTTACAAGAAAGAGTCTTGACCAGGGATGATTTATATTTTGATGAAACGCTTATAGAGAATTTCATCAAATTTGCTGAGAAATGGTATTTTCCATTGCAGCCTTTTCAAAAGTTCATAGCTGCCTTTGTTTTTCTTTTTTATAAAGAAGATGATTCCATTTTTTATGAACAATTTTTAATCTTCATGGCAAGGGGCGGTGGTAAAAATGGGTTTGTATCTGCACTCAGTCATTTTTTTCTCAGTCCTTTACATGGAATACCTCGATATAATATTTCCATTGTCGCTAATAATGAAAAGCAATCGAAGATTTCATTTAAAGAAATCTATGAAGCGATTGAGGCAAACAAAGTCCTTGAAGATATGTTTTATTGTACGAAGGTTGAAATCACCGGTAATGATACAAAAAGCGTCCTTCAATACCATACTTCCAATGCCGGGACAAAGGATGGTCTCCGTGATGGAGCGGTTATCTATGATGAAATTCATCAATATGAAAATTTTGATGTTGTAAATGTATTCTCTAGCGGACTTGGTAAAGTACCAAACGGTAGGGAGTTTTTTATTGGGACTGATGGATATGTTCGCGAGGGCTTCCTGGATAAAATGAAGGAACGTGCCATGAACATCCTGGAAGGGAAAGAATTAGACGACCCACTTTTCCCGTTCATTTGTAAAATTGATGAAAGCAAAGAAGTGGATGACCCCGATATGTGGGAAAAGGCAAATCCGATGTTTAGTGAGCCCAGGAGCGTTTATGCGAAGAGGTTATTTAAAAAGGTCCTAACTCAATTTAAGCAGCTAGCGAGTAATCCCTCGAATCGTGAAGAATTCATGACAAAGAGAATGAATCTACCAGAAGTTAACTTAGAAAAGGTCGTTGCACCGTGGGGTGAAGTTTTAGCGACTAACATAACATTGCCGGAATTGAAAAATCGAACATGCATAGGTGGCTTAGATTATGCCTCAATCAGAGACTTTGCAGCTGTTGGCCTTCTTTTTAGAGTCGAAGGTAAGTACATTTGGGTAACACATAGTTTTGCTAGAAAACAATATTTAGAAGTGGCCAAGTTAAAACCGCCTATTTACGAATGGGAAAAACAAGGGTTACTCACCATCGTGGATGAGCCTTCCATTGATCCACAACATATTGTCAATTGGTTCTTAGAACAAAAGAAAAAGTACGGTTTAACTAAAGTTATCTCTGATAATTTCAGAATGGATTTACTACGCCCATTATTTGAGGCAAATGGTTTAGACTATGAAATTGTACGTAATCCGAGAGCCATCCATTCCTTGCTAGCTCCTAGAATCGAGGACGCATTTGCCAATAAAAAAATTATATGGGGCAAGAATCCGTTAATGAATTGGTATGTAGGCAATACAGCGGTGAAAATCAAAAATGATGGAAATAAAGAATATATCAAAAAGGATGAACACAGGCGTAAAACGGATGGTTTCCAGGCGTTTATCCATGCCATGTATAGAGCTGATGAAATCGATGAAATGGACATAAGCAGCTCATTGGATTTAATGGACAGTTTGGTGTTCTAAAAAGGGGGTGAAAACAATCGGGTTATTTGACAGTATCTTTTCTAAAAACAAAGCACTGGCATCGTCTTATGATTATGAGTTTGCTATTGAAGCAACCAAAAAAGTGTATTTAAAAGAAATTGCATTAGAAACATGCATCAATTTTATTGCTCGAACTATTTCTCAAACCGAATTTCGTTATATGCGTGAACATGAACGGATCCGTAATGAGTTAGATTATGCTTTTAATGTACGTCCTAACACCGACATGACGGCATCAGACTTTTGGCAAACTGTTATCGCTAATTTAATCAGTGATAATGAAGTGCTCATTATTCCTTACCAGGATCAATTGCTAATTGCAGACTCTTTCATTCGGAATGAATACGCACTTTTCCCAGACACATTCCAAAGCGTTACGGTGAAAAACTTCATGTTCAACAGAAAAGTGTGGAATATGGATGAAGTGATTTATCTTACTTACAATAACAAGCGTTTAACATCTTTTATGGATGGATTAATTAATGATTATGCCGAGCTATTCGGGTCATTAATCGAATCATCTAAACGAAGCTTTCAAATTCGTGGGGCTATCAAGTTCGATACATCCCATGATTTGAACGACACTGAAAAAACGCAGTCTCTCATCGATAAAATCACAGGGGCCGTCAGGGATAAAGTAACAGCGATCTTCCCTTTGTTTAAAGGCATCAGTTACGAAGAATTTTCAAACGGAAGTGTAAAGGGTCCAAGCCACGAGGATATTAACAAGGTAAAACGAGCCTTGATAGACGATGTAGCGAACATATTGGGTATCCCTATCAATTTATTGCACGGGGATGTTGCAGATCTTGATAGCGGCTTAAAAGCTTATATTAAGCTATGTATCAATCCACTGGTTAAGAAAATAACAGATGAATTAAACGCAAAAACAATCACGCGACAGGAATATCAAGATGGAGAACACATTAAGGCAATTGGCGTAAAAGTGAAAGATATATTTGAACTTGCTGCAGCGTTTGATAAGTTAATAGCGTCAGGTACATTTACACGAAATGAATTGCGTGAGGAAGCTGGATTTAATCGTTCAGACAATCCGAAACTTGATGAATTTATATTAACTAAAAACTATGAAAGCATCGATGAACCGAAGGGAGGTGAAAAGGAATGAAGAAAAAAATCCAACAAGTAGCGCATAAATTTACAAACAGTCTTGATGGCGATGAACATGCCATGACAATAAGCGGGGCAATTGGTCAGGGTGGATGGTTTTATGATGCCACGTCAGCTAATGATGTACGCAGGGCTTTAGATGGTGTTACGGCGTCTACCATTCGCATTAAGTTAAATAGTGGTGGAGGCGATGCTTTTGACGGCATTGAAATTTACAACTACTTAAAAGATCATAGCGCACATGTCATTGTAGAGGTTACAGCCCTGGCAGCTTCAGCGGCTTCCATTATCGCGATGGGTGCAGATGAAATTATCATGCGTACCGGTTCAAATCTAATGATCCATGAAGCAGCAACATTTGCTTATGGTACAAAAAGCGATATTCAAAAAACCATGAATGCTTTAGAAACGATTGATGAATCTATTGTTTCCATCTATAAACAGCGCACAGGGTTAAGCTCTGAGGAAATCAGGAATATGATTGAAGCTGAAACATGGTTAACGGCAGAAGAGGCACTGGAAAAAGGGTTTGTCGATTCGATTGAAACTGCTGAGGATCCGGATGAACCAGAGAAGGATGATTTTATCAATTTTACCAACGAACAAATGAATAGCATCGTTGCTAAAGTAACAGCTAATCTACAGAAGAATATTAAACAAACTAATGAACCTAAGCCTGTGGCGAAAAAACGAGGGTACATTTTTTAATTGGAGGAAAAACAATGACCATTAAATTAACTAATCATACAGCAGCATATAACGATGCTAAAAAAGCATATGCAAAAGTGGTGAAAAATGAAGGATCAACTCCCGAGCAAATCGAATCAGCTTGGAACACCATGCAAGATGAGCTCGTAAATTCTTTACGGACTCAAATCACTGAGGCTGTACAAACCCAAAATGCGGATCAAACGATTTTAGCGGCTCGAGGTGTAAATGTTCTAACTTCCGAAGAAACAAAATTTTTCAATGCTGTCGTGCAATCTGATGGTTTTACAGATGATATTATTCTGCCAGAAACGACTGTTGACCGTATTTTTGACGACTTAACAACGGATCATCCATTCTTAACCGAAATCAATTTGCAAAAAAAGGGTCTTGTTACACGCATTATCAAGTCTGACCCTTCTGGTGCTGCCGTATGGGGGAAAGTATTTGGTGAAATCAAGGGACAACTTGAAGCTGCTTTTAGTGAAGAAAAAGTCACTCAATCTAAATTGACTGCCTTTGTTGTGCTTCCCAAAGATTTAGATACATTTGGGCCTGCCTGGATTGAGTCATATGTTCGTACACAAATTGCTGAAACATTTGCGGTGGCCTTAGAAAATGGATTTATAAATGGTGTTGGCCCTGTTAAAGATCAACCAATTGGCTTAATTCGTGATTTAGACGCAGCGGTAGACCCAGCAACAGGGCACGCTAAAAAGGCCATTGCTGGTACTCTTACATTCGCTGATTCCAAAACAACAGTAAAAGAACTAGCGCAAGTCATGAGTTACCTTTCCACTAAATCAAACGGTAAGTCTGTCAAAATTGGAGGAAAAGTTGTATTAGTTGTTAACCCTA